GTAAACGGATTCCTGCACCCATTCGCCGTAGTTCCAGTAGCCCTCGCATTGGCCTGCCCATGTGTAGAGCCAAATAGGAGTGCCGTCACGCGGCGCAGTCTCAATCGGCATCCACCCTCCCACCATTCCCTCTGGGGGAGAGGGGTGGGTGTAGAGCTTGGTGCCTACTGGAACGCTGTCTAACCATTGCAAAGATGCGTAAATGATTTTGTGAGGAAGCCATGCCGGTGACGCATTGGGTGGGCGTACCGTCATCACTACTTCTGCAATCGCCCCGCCAGCCACTGGCTCACTCCCCGCACTTGCTGTGCCCTCGCGCAGCCCCTGCGCATCCACACCAGCCCATGCCTTCGCCCCGCGCTCTGTCAGTGCTGACAGGTCGGGCATTTCCTGCGGTTGGCCCATCAGCGGGCCACTCACTCCGCCCGCGCCGATTGATTCAAGCTGGGCTTCCAGCTCTGCGATGCGGGCGTGCAGGCGGCGAAGCTCGGCGGACACCTCCGCCATGAGCCGCAGCGCCTCGGGTTGTGTGTTGTCTTTCATGTCTTGTCCTTCCACAATGTTCTGACACGCTCCCATGCCGCCCGGTCGCAGTCGTGGCCCAGCGGCTTGTAATCCTCACCGCGCTCGCGGGCCTCGTCGTCGCGCTTGATCTCGTCCTCGACTTCGCGCTGGATCAGCTTGCGCACGCTCTCGGGGAAGTTCTCCCAGTTCGCAAAAACCCACCGCTCGCAGTCGCCCACGATGTAGGTCATGCGGCCAAGGCAGTAGCGGAATGCAGCCATGGCCATCAGTCCATCGCTGCCCCATGCGCCCTGGTCGGATAGTGTGGTTGGCACATAGCGGGTGCCGCGCTTGGTGTAGAGGGTCATGGCCTGCTCCTATCGGGCACCAAGGCCCTGAAATGGATTGCTGATGCGCGTTGCACCAAGTTCTCCGCGCCGGTACTGGCTGATCAGTGAACGGCTGACGCCAAGCCGTCTTTCCAGCTCTGGGCCTGACTCATGGCTTGCAAGAATCTCAGCAAGCATCTCTGGCGTGATCCGGCTGATCCTTCTCCGGTACTGGGCAATCTTGGCCGCACGGATTGCCTCACCCGATGCTGTTCTTCGGCCAGGCTCGTTCATGTATCTCATGTGCTCGGCTTGCGTGTGGCATCGCGTGTGGGCTGGGTTCACACACTTGTCCTGCCCGCAGACAACCCGGTAAAACAAGCGGCCCTCTGGCGCTGTCTTGCCTTGCAGACTCCACAGCAGTGCCCTGACGCTCACCATCTTTCCGTCGTGGTGTACCTGCGGGGTGTTGTGATAGCTGTACCCATTCCAGATGAGGCAGTCTCCGAACTCATCCGTTCGCGCCAATAGGGTTTCAACCGTGTGTTGTGTCTTTGGCTTCATGGCGTAAAAAAGCCCGCTGGTGCGGGCTGGGTGTGGGGTGGGGGAGGTCAGAAGGGCGGCATGTCGTCATCAAAGCCGCCACCTTGCGGCGCCTGGCGCTGTTGCCGTTGCTGCGGCGCCTGCTGCCCGTCACGCGGCTTCGGGTCGTTCAGGTAGGCCCAGCCATCCCAACCGATTGGCACAGCCTCCAGCTTGAGCATCAGCCCGTTCTTTGTTTCGATGACAGAGCCCAGCGTCTGGTAGCGGCTCTTCTCTGCCCCGGTGCTGTCGGTGTACTTGCCGGTGACTGCGGTTACTTCGTACTTGCGTGCCATGATTGGCCCTTTCAAATTGCCCGCCGCCCATCGCGGCAGGAGTGAATGGGGTTACCCCCGGATGTTTTTCAGCGTTTCCTGCACCAGCCCGAGGAAATCGGCGCGGCGTTGGCGCAGGCGGTTGATTTCGTCGGCGCAGTCGTCGCGGTGCAGTCGATACACAAGCAGTTGCTTGCCTTCGGGAAACTCTGCGCAGTAGCTGGCAAAGTCCACCCAATCGCGCTCGGTGCAGTCCAGATGCCCAACAAGCTGCCAGCGATATGCAGGGTCATAGGACTTGCGCATCAGCGTCGCATAGTGCGTCTTGGCTCCGACTGACTTGACTTCCAAAACGCCATCGCTGCTGATCAGGCCGTCTGGTGAGTCGCCGTAAGTCCCCCAGCAGAAGAACCCGCCGTTCTCCACGGTCACAAAGTTCTCATCTTGGTAGAGCATCTTGGCGACCGGTTCCTGTTCGTGCCCGCGCTCCATGTGCTCATTGCTGAAGCTGTACTCTGCGCGGCGCCCGGTGTCGATTTCCAGAGCGAGCTGCAGCGCGTAGGCCTTTGCGGGCTCACCGAACGCCTTGCCATCGTTTGCCATGAAGCAACCGAAGTTGGAGCCGGTGGCCTTGCCAAGTCTCAGCGCCAGCCAGGCGTCAGAGTTCTGCTCAACGTCATAGAACGTCATTCGGCAGGCTCCTTGCATTCATCGGCGATCTGCTTCTGGTGCTCTGCGCTCATGTCCACGCGGGAGAGCACTTGCGACAGGTTGCCGTCGCGCCGGTATGCGGCCTTGGCGTTCTCCCAGCCGCGCTTGTTGTCAGGCGTCAGAACGCGCTTTTCTGGCGCGAATGGACTGATGCGCAGGCCCTCGACCGACTCCTTGCCGAATCGAACGTTCGGGTCAACGTAAACCGTGATCCGCACGTTCTGCCAGTCGTCAATGAAGGCCGATCCCGTCAGCCCTTTCATGGTCTTGCTGTTGGTCGCGTTCAGGATCATCGGCTTGAGCTTTTCGCCCTGGCGCAACTCCTTCTCCGCGAACCATGCCGTGTTGAACAGGTCTTTCGTTTTCTTGGTGCGGTCAGGCTCCAAGGTGACGCGCGCCACAGTGAGAACGGTTGGTTCAACAATGTCAGCGCTGCTCAGGTATGGCGAGTCAAACGCCTTGCGGTAGTGGGTTTTCTCCGTCATGGTGTTCTTTCAGTAGTAGGGATACAGCACCCCAGCCGCAAAGCTGAAGACTGCAATAAATGGAGTAGCCAAGACGATCAGAAAGAGCAGGTCGTCCAGGCCGATCTCTATGTCGTCGGTGTTGGTCATGGCACTACCCACACGGCCTTGCCACCAGTTGGTTGGAACTCTTCGGTCTTGAGGCGTATGTACTGCTGCCCAGGGACGCCAGCAGATTGCACATAGCCCTGAATGCCCCATGGCTTCACTTCGGTGACAACCACCATGCAGCCGCCGAACATTTCGCGCTCTGGGTTGACCTGAACGATTTCATGCTCTGTCATTGCCCACTCCTTCGCACTTGGCTAGTGCGGCGCGGGCTGACGTGAACGCTTTTGCATTGACATCCACGCCTGTTGGGCAGTCGCTGACGATGTTGTTGCAAACGTAGTCATCCAAGCCGCCGAGAGCTGCACGCAACTCCTTCACCATCTCCACTAACTGCACAGGTGACAGGCCAGTGTTGTGGAACACTGTTCCGGCTTCTGCGATCAGGCGGGCGTTGGCTCGCATCTCCGGATGGTCTGCATCCTGATAAATGGTCTGCAAATACATCCAGGCACCCTCTCCAGCAGTACCCAGCCCAAAACGTTTTGCGCTGTACGGCACCGCCAACCAAGGCCCCGGCGTCGGCTTCATTTCACCCATGGCTGGCCTCCTGGTTCTGTTGTTCGCCGCGCATCTCGCGGACGTAGTTGATGTAGCGGGCGCCTTCTTCCAAGAAGCCAAGGCGGCGCAGGGTCGCCCCGGCGTCTAGCAATGCGTCCTCAAGGAACCAGAGCTTTTCCTGTGGGTTCAGGTTGGATAGAGGGATCACGGCTGCACCTCGCTTTTCTTGCTGGCTGCACGCTCTTTGGCAAGCCGCGAAGCCAACTCACCGCTGCACGCTTCCTCGACGTACTCAAGGATCGCCATAGGCCGATATTCCTGAGTGATCGTCCCGTCTGCGTTGGGAACCTTGTTGCGCTTTATGGGTAGCGGGAAGCCTTCGCGCTCGCAGTTGGCATCGCGTGTCACGGAGACGGTGGTGCGCGTAAGGATGCCAAGCACGGCGGATTCGGCCAGCCACCGCAGGCGCTCTTTTGTCATTTCCATGTCGATTCCTTCGCAACAATCCCCACCGCAACATCAGCGCGCTTCTTGTGCTCTGCTGTCCACAGTTCGGGGCGGTCTTTCTGTGCCTGGGCTAGGGCATCGCGCAGGCTTGCTGCGGTGTCTGCTTCGGCTTGCATGTCGCTTGGGCCTTTGTCCAGCCATTGCGCCAAAAAGAAAGCCGCAAAGAATGCGGCTACTAGGATGAAGGTGCCCCAATTGGGGTGAAGGCGGTTCATGGCTTTGTCCTCTGTGGAATAGTGGGCAGTTCCTTTGGGCACCGGAAGTTGGCGCACTTGCTGCGGCAGAAGTTGGTGACGCCTTCTCCGCAATGCACACACCATCCGAGTTCGAAGGTGTCTTGCTTCACCTTCGCTTGCGCCTCTGCACTGAGCTTCTCTGCTAGGGAGCGCTGTTGGGATGGGGTCATGCCGCCTCCAGATCAACAAGCCCCGACCCCTTGAGCTGCAAACCTGTCATCCAAGTCTGCCCCTGCTTCACCGCAACCCCATAGATGCGCGCATCGCTTGCCGTAGCGCTTGCAGAGCCGTATTCCTTCACCACCTTTCGCGTGGTCAGATCAACCACGTAGATATCGCTGTCGTTGATGGATTGCCGCGATGGCTGTGGAACTGCGGGGTTGGTTGCAAAGATCCGCTGGAATGTGTCGTGGACGTTGTTCATGCAAATGCTCCTGATGTTGGCTTGCGCACATCGCGCTTGATTTCCTCAACTCGGACGCGCAGCCATCCAGCCTTCTCGGCCAATGCCGCGCATTCATTCGCGCTGTCCTTGATTTCGTATGGCTTGCTGCGCACCGCTTTGCCGCGATGGTTCTGCAGCCAGTTAGCCTCATCAAATGGCTTGATCTCGCGTCCGCCAGCCTTCGCGGCCATGGCTTGCACTCGCTGGTGTGCAGCCCTTGCCTCCTCAAGCGCGCCTGGAGGAATCCCGATCACGCGCCAGCCTTTGTGAAAGCTCTTTTCCTCAGGCTTGGGCCGCGTGGGTGCTTTCTGGTATTGCTTGAGCGCCACCGGGTCGGCAAGCGCTTCGCCATGAATGTTCACAAACTGCAAGGCCATGCTCTGCTCCATGAAAAAAGCCCCGCATTGCAGGGCTGTGTTTGGGTGTGGGTGGCTTGCCCTGTCTATAGGAAGACAGGGAGGGGGGATTGCTTTGAAGGGCGGGCCAGACGCAACCCTGGCGATACAGCGATGCGGTCTACCGACTCGACGGACCTAGGGTGAGTGGCTGCTGCCCTCCTGTTTCCCGCGTCGCTGGCGTGGTGCCGATTTCCTACGCCGCCGCCCATCAAAGCAATCCAGCCCCGGCGCTGGGCTGGGCTGGTGCCCCGCGTTGGCAGGGCGGTTGAATGGATTAGCCGTCGCCGGAGCCGGAGCCGGAGCCGGAGCCGTCGCCGTAGCCGTCGCCGGAGCCGGAGCCGGAGCCGGAGCCGGAGCCGGAGCCGTCGCCGTAGCCGTCGCCGGAGCCGGAGCCGGAGCCGGAGCCGTCGCCGTAGCCGTCGCCGGAGCCGGAGCCGGAGCCGTCGCGGAAGACATGCTTAGGCATTGATCGACTCCTTGGCTTTCTTTGTGCATGGGATCAGCTCACACACACCGGTCAAGTAAATGACCGGGTTGTTCACGTCCACTTTGCATTCGTTGGTCTTGATGCCGTGTTGTGCCACGCCAGATAGCGCAATGCCGTCATTTGCTTTCCATGACCACAGGCGGCGCGAGTCCCGCAGAACCACGTTTTCGCCATCCACGCTTTCCACAACACCAGCATGCACACCCGCCGAGTAGCAGCGCGCGATGCAGTATTCGCCGATAACAGGGTTTGTTGGTTTGGCCGCTGCCTGCTGGCCCGAGAACATTGCGGCGATTTGCTTGAGTTCGCCGAAGGTCAGGTTGTCAATTGCGTTCATGGTTTCCTCTTTGGTTAAAAACCTCAACCGCCTGTCACGCGGCTCAGGTTTTGGCCCCTTCCTGCTCTTGGTGGGGCCTACCTCATCTGTACTTGGCACGCCCAGAGCGGCGCCCGATCTTTTTGTTCTCGCTGGATACGGCACCCAGCGCGCGACGTTGAAAGCGTCTATGTGTGCCATGCACTTCTTTTGAAAGCACATGGAGGGTTCGAGGCTGTTGAGGCCAAGGTGGTCCACTGAGTTAGCTCCATCGTCCTGACCCATGCCAGCGATCCCCGGACTCACGCCCACTACACACCGGTTCACCCGGCACCTGCGTTGGTCTGCATGTCGGTGCGCGGCTCGATCACTTGGCACCCGACGCCGCTTTGTTTGCGGCATGGGTGAATTATTAGCCATGAGCTAACGGCGTGTCAATAGCCCTGCGCTAATAATTTGATAAAATTTCTGCCAGCGCCACCCCGGCGCGCAACAGGAGCACCACATGACAGAAGCGACAGGCGAAAAAAAACCCGCTCAGGGCGGGTGTGATGAGAAGCCATTCATCTCCGAAGAGATGCTACATGCTGGCTGGATGAAGCTGTACGGCTTGCAAGGGGTCGATTGCGCTAATTCGCTGGCCGAGGAGGTTTATACCGTCATGGATGCGGCGCGCCAGCGTGCATTGGTTGCTCGTATGACCATTGGCGAGATGGCGATAACCCGCGAGATGATCGGCGCCGGGTTGCGATGGCTGGATTCGGATGACCCGGCTGGCGCGGTCAAGGACGTGTTTGAGGAGATGATGAAAGTAGTTTGCACAACGCCTGAATTACGTCTTGCGTATCTTGCACTGCTATCTGAATCTGCTCAGCAAGGTTCTGCAACGCATCCAGCGTGATCGGTATTCCGGCAGGCTGCACCTTCTTCTGGACTTTCTTCCCGTTGACGCTGGTAGTGCCTGTCAGGTCGCGCAGGAGGTAGGCGCCTTCATGATGCATCCAAACGCCGTGCGCCAACAGGTTGCGACGCGACTCCAGCGTGTTGATGGCTTCAATATCCAACTCCGCAGGGAATGGCACGCCGCGCAGGGTAGACAGCTCGGCCGCCAGGCTCATCATCTCCTTGGCCCGAAGGCTCTTCACTGCCAAGCGGCCCTGCTGGTCGGAAAGGCCCAATGCCCGAAATACCAGCTCCTGCAAACGCATCTCCAAGAAAGCCCAATTGACCATCACTGAGCCGATGAGCTGCAGGTACTCGGGCGGTAGGTCGCGCGTGAAAGGGGCGCGAGTTTTCGTGCCGCTATTGCCAACTGGTTTGCTTTTCTTGTCTTGTTTTTTGCTCGCCATCACCCATCCTCCCACTTGCCCAGCAACTGGGCAGGCTTAAGGCTCGATATCTGCGAATTTGTCTTTGCAGCTGGAGGGCTGTAAGCGGTTGTACAAATAGCCGCTTCCCAACTCCTTTCCATCATCAATGTGTGAGGAAACGGAGTTGTAAAAGAACCCTCGATAGCCGACATACGCGCCATATGAGTTCTTGGCGTTAACCTGCCCGCAAAGGGTTGGGAGCCCCTTGTTTGCCAAATAGAGGTCTCTGAATTTTGCTGAATCAGGGTCCTTAAACTGATCCGAGATGGCTCGTTTTGCGCGCTTTACGAATTCTGAATGGTCGCCGCTCGCAATTCGTTCGCGCTCTTCCCGCGCAGCCTTTGCCTTAGCAGCAGCTTGACGCAGTTCCTCTTTCCCCATCGTGGTATTTCCAACTTTGACCTGCTCTATCTCGCCGCTGGTTTTGCCCACAGAGCAGATGACCTCGCGGCCGAAGCGGAAGAGCTTCACATTGATCCGATCATCTTCCGGGAAGGTGGCTGCGCCGTCGTTGCTAACGTTCTCAATCTTCTGATACTGGCCTTCGCATGCCTTCACAGCATCATCAAAGGTAGTGGCAAACGCAGCTGTTGAAGCAACTAGAAGAAGGCCGCCGATCATCGTCATTTTCATCATCCCTATCTCCTTAGGTTATCCATCTTCCCACTTCCCTAGAACCGTGCCCAGGATGTGGAACTTCTCCCGGATGGGCTCATGGGATGGATTCAACGGCTGCAGCCACTGGCGGCCGTCCTCGTTCTTGTACACCTTGAACGTCACTTCGTCGGTGCCATCCAGGCAGGCCACTACACGATCCCCATTCACCGGGTTTTTTCGCTCGGGGTCAACAAAGATATAGCAGCCTTCGGGGTAGGTCCGGCTGTTGCCGCTGGGCGCGGTCATGGAGTCGCCGCGAACCCTGAGCGCAAATGTGCTGCCGCTGTGCGTCACTGGGCAATCCATCCACCTGTCGGCCTGGCCAGGTAAGTGCGGGTCTGCCGCGTGGCACCACTCGCCAGCCTGCACCCAGGAAATCAGCGGCACCTTGCCGCGCAGGTCCGGGCCTGGCTCGGTGTTTGCGATGGAAGTGTCTTGCTGATCCATCCAACCGTGCGGCTTGCCCATTTTCTGCTCTAACTCGCGGGCAATAGCGTTGCTCATGACTCGCGGCTTTCCAGTCTTGGAGTTGATTGACGCATTCAGCCATTGGCTTATTTGCGCGGGAGCCTTGCCCGTCTTGTCCGACAGCATGGATTGACTCCCTGCCTCCGAAATGAGGGCGGCCAGCTTCAAGCGGCGTATTTCTTCGACGGTTTTCATCTTTGTAGTTTTTAGCTATTTGCTATTAAAGGCAATGAGCGCACGGCTATTGACAAGTATTAGCCTGTGGCTAAAATGGAGCGCATGAAGCTATCTGAATACCTCGATTCCATGGAGCGCGGCGCAAGGGCGAAGCTGGCCGCGCAGATCGGCGCTCACGCATCCGACCTGTCCGACTGGATCAACGGGAACCGACCGGTGCCAGTTCGCCGCTGCGCGTCCATCGAGGTGGCCACCGATGGAGCAGTAACCCGCCGCGACCTGCGCCCAGACGACTGGCACCTGATCTGGCCCGAGCTGGCCAAGCCCGCCCGCAAAGCCAAGCCAGCCGCACAGGAGGCCTGATCCATGTTGCACCCAACACAAAACCGCCCGCCGCGCGCCCAGGCCATCAAAGACCGCCGCGAGGCCCGCGCATCTCTCCAGCGCTTTTTTTGCCTTGGCGCCACGAACAAGGTGTTCGTCGATCAAGGCTGCGCGCCATCGATGGTTAAGTGGAGCGAAGCCAAAGCCTATGGCGACGTACCAAATCACTGGAACGTCGAAGCCAATCCCACCCAAGAGGTGAGCCATGGCTGATACCGCTGCGCGCGCACTTTCCTGGATCGCCATCAATGGCCCCATTGCATGGGCGGCAAATTGGAACTCGCGGGTAAATGAGGCGCTGTTGCGCGATGCCTTGCTGGATACGCCGATCACTCTGGCGGCTGTTCTGCCGTGGCGTGCGAGTTCAGCCACGCAACGCCCTTCGTTTCCGGAAATCCCAGGTGTGCCTTGCCCAGCTCCAGCAACAGAGCGTCGCGAAAAGTCTCGCGCTCTGCCTGCGTCTGCAGATTCGGAATCGACTTCTTCCAAATCTCCTGCTTTGTGAGAGAGCTGGAAATGAAGACGCCAACTCCCCGCGAATCGATCCATGCCGGTGCAGCGGTGCTGTCCACGTTGCGTTTGATCGCTTCGAGGATCGCCGCTCCCACTTTCGCATTCGACGCATTGAGCGCGAACAAGAACAAGAAATTCCGCTTTTCCATGTCTGCCCCTTTCGTTGGCTTGGTTGGTTGCACTTCCATTGTCCAGCGTCTGCGGGCGGGCGCCTATTGCGCATTTTTGTTTCGTGTTCATGGCGTCCATTGTTTGGCACGCCATTGATAACCAGTGATACCCGGAGATAACACATGCCATCAGCCGTTATCAGTGCAGCTAAAGACCAGCTCACGTTGAACTTTGAACCCGGTCTTGCAGAGCGCTACGGCTCTTTGCGCGAGTGCATCGCCACCGGTGTTTATCAGCGTGGCCTCAAGCGCGTGGCTATCGACTTGGATCAGGCGCCCAGCAATCTGTCTGTGCAGCTCTCCGAAGACCACAGCCGCAATTTCAGCGTGGACAGCCTGGAGAAGTACATCGAGAAGACCGGCGATACGGCTCCGATCATCTATCTGATCGAGCGCTTTCTTGCCAAGGACGCACAGAACGAAAGCGCCAAGAAGGTTGCCGCCATGCGCGCAAAGATGGCCGAAATGATGCGCGAGCTGGAAGGCATGGGGGCCGCATGAGCTTCCCCTCCATCCGCCCCAAGGCTCAGCCAGGCAAAAGCGCTGGCATCCCCAAGCCCGACATGAACCGCAAGCGTGACCCCGGCTTTGTGCTGGAGAACCAGGAGACAGGGCGGGCGAGTGCAGAGCGGCGCAAGGCCGTGGCGAAGGCTTCGATTTAACGGTGAAGCCTGCGCACCTTTTCGCAGGCAAAAGAAAAGCCGGTCATATGGGCTGCAACCCGACCGGCTTCTCAATCAACTGAGGTGCATTGTATGACCCAACTGACACAACATCAACTCCTTGCCAAGCTGCTGTCGCGCAAATGCGGCACTACAGCCATGGAGATCATCAGCCGCGTGGGCACCGTATGCCCCCACAAGCGCATGTCTGACCTCAAGGCCATGGGCTGGACGATCACCAAGCGCCGCATCCCTGGCAAGAACTACCACGCCTATTTCGGCATTGCTCCGAAGGGCTGCTGAGCATGGCGCGTGCGCGTAATTTGAAACCGGGCCTGTTCAAGAACGAGGTTCTTGGAGCAGCAGACCCGCTGTACACGATCCTGTTTGAAGGACTCTGGATCTTGGCCGACCGTGAAGGCCGCCTTGAAGATCGACCACTTCGCATTAAGGGCGAGGTGTTTCCATACCGCGATGGCGTCAATGTGGACGACATGCTGGACTGGTTGCAGTCGCATGGCTTCATCCAGCGCTACACCGCACAGGGCAAGAAGTGCATCTTGGTACTGGAGTTCGTGAAGCATCAGAACCCGCACCGGAATGAGGCTGAATCCGTTCTGCCTTCTCCAGAAGCCGCTCAGCCAATCTCGGTAACGGAACAGCCACATACCGAAGTAGTCGAGAAAAAACCGGAGGAAATCGCGAGCACGTCGGAATTTATCGGAAGCGCTCGGGCTGACTCCCTCTCTTCTGATTCCCTTCACTCTGATTCTCTGATTCCTGAAAGGGAGACCGCGCCACGCAAGCGTGCCGCTCCCTTCCCGGTCCCGGACTGGATCAACCGCGAGCACTGGGATGCGTGGCATTCATGCAGCAAGCGCCGCAACGCTACCGACAAGCAGAAGCAGCTCGCCGTGGACAAGCTCGCCGCATGGAAGGCTGAGGGCATCGACTACGCCGCTGCGCTGGAGAACGCAGCCATTGGCGGCTGGCAGGGCTTGTTCAAACCAGACCCGGCAAAGGGAGGTGCGGCAATCGTGGTCAACAAGCAAGAAGCCCTTGAAGAGCGCAACCGAGGCGTTGCCAAGAACTGGGCCGCAGGGATTGGGAGTTACGTATGACCGACGCAGACCGCAACGACTTCGCCCAGCTGGTGACCGATGTGCTGGCCTACTACCGTCAGGATGCCAGCCGGTTCGTGCTAGACCTGTGGTGGAACGCCTGCCGCCCTTTCGATCTGGAGCAGGTTCGCAGGGCCATGCAGCGCCATGCGACCGACCCAGAGCACGGCCAGTTTGCACCAAAGGTGGCTGACCTTGTCCGCATTCTGCAGGGCACGACGACAGATCGCGCTTCGCTGGCTTGGGGCAAGGTTCTGGAAGCGATGTCTTCCGTTGGCGCGTACACCGATGTGGTGTTTGATGACCCAGCGATTCATGCTGCGGCTGATGACATGGGAGGCTGGCCCAAGATGTGCCGCACCGAACTGAAAGAGCTGGGCCTGCTGCAGCACCGCTTCATGCAGTCTTATCGCGCCTACACCGAGCGCGGCCAGTTTGATTACCCGAAGCGTTTGGGCGGCGATCGTAGCCCTGACAGCGAGTATGAAAAAGCCGGTTTGAAGCTGCCACGCCCAGCTGTGATTGGCGACGCAGAGCGCGCCAAGCTGGTGTATCGCGGCGGCGGTGCTGGCAAGACGGCCATTTCCTTCCAATCCATTCAATCACTTGGTGGCCCGATCGCAGCGGCCATCGAAGGCCCAAGGAGTGCAGCATGACCCGCGCCCAAGCCAATCATCTCCTCGATCTGGTCCGCGCTGGCGGCACGGTCCCCGAGTCGCAAATTCTGTTTGCACTTTGGCTAACTGGCGACCTGTTCTCGGAGGCCATCAATGCATGACATGCAGCACCTGCAACGAAGCCAGAGCCGCGCCAGAGCACTCACGCCTATTCGCGCAGGGGTGCTTGCACTGTGCAGCCAGGCGCATTCAGTACCTGCAAAGGGTTCTGTTCAAGGGCGACCAGAAACACATTGTGGACAAGCGCCAGGAGCGGTGCCGCAAGGCTCTGGCGGATGCCGTGGCGGATGGCCTGAATGGTCCGCAGGTGCGGGAGCTTTCTCGCAAGGCCGCGTGGCAGCTTGCGCCTATCGAGTCCTCACCCGCACGGCCAAAGAGTGGGGGGTGAATCATGAACTGTAAGCCTGGGGATTTGGCTGTATTTGTGCGCAGCCAGCGGCGGAACCATGGTGTGGTTGTTCGCGTTCTGCGGTTGCTGTCGCGCAGAGAGCGGGGAATTGCTGGGTTCGGCCATTTGGATTTTGTCTGGGAAACCGACAAGGAGGTAGACACGTTGAGGGGCCCGATGCGAGTTGCGCCAGACTCATACGTACGCCCCCTACGCGACCCTGGAGCCGACGCCCAGGACGAGAGCCTGCAATGGCTACCAGTGCCAAGCACTGGGAAGGAGGCGGCATGACACAAGAAGAAATCATCGCCATGGCGCGCGAAGCTGGTGGCTATGAAAGCCCGCATTACCCCGAAAACTTGGTCATGGATGAACATGACCTAGGGCGTTTCGCCGCCCTGGTAGCAGCCAAGGAGCGGGAGGCTTGTGCGCATCTTTGCGATGAGCAATTTGAGAAATCAACCACAGCCGCAGGAGCATTTCGGGCCGACATGTGCGCCGCAGCCATCCGCGCCCGAGGCACGAAGGAGGGCGTATGACCATCGGCGTATTCCTTCCCGAAGGCATAGAAGCCGAAGTCTGCGCAGACATTGCCCGCCGCCAGCAGATGGGGATCAACAAGTACGGCACCACGGTTGCAGAGAACCGGCTTTCTCTGCGTGAGTGGCTGTCGCACCAGTACGAAGAACTGCTGGATGCAGCGATCTACTGCAAGCGCGCGATTGCGGAGATTGACGCGCAGGAGGCTCGCAAGCATGGCTGAACGCCTCACTCTCCCCCTCTACAACGCCCAGCAGGCCCACCAAGCCATCCAAACCGCATGGCAGCACGCCAAGGGCTGGCTGATGGCCGGTGACCAGCGCCTGACGCTGGAGATACGCCCAGAGAAGCGCAGCGATGCGCAGAACCGCAGGTTGTGGGCAATGCTGGCCGACATATCCGCCCAGGTGGATTGGTACGGCAACAAGCTCACCAGCGAGGAATGGAAAGACGTGTTCAGCGCGAGCCTGAAACGCACGAAGGTCGTTCCCGGCCTTGACGGTGGGTTTGTGGTGTGCGGCCAGTCCACATCCAAGATGACCAAGGCCGAGATGTGCGAGCTGCAAGAGCTGATGGAGGCTTTTGGAGCTGAACGCGGTGTGCGCTTCACTGCGCCGGAGGGGTGGCAATGAGTTCGGATCGAAAGATTACCGACACACCATCCATTGAAAGGCTGCGTGAGCTTTTCGCCTATGAGCCAGACACTGGAGTTATTACGCGCCTTGTTGCGGCTGGAAGGAGCCGCAGTATGTCTACGGTAGGGGCTATATGCGATACCGGGTATTTGGTGGTGAAGGTCGACGGCAAGAAGTTGAAAGCTCATCGACTTGCCTGGGCGCTCTATCACGGCTCATGGCCCAAAAACCACATAGACCATATCAACGGTGTCAAAACAGACAACCGCCTGTCTAACCTGCGGGATGTGACTGTTGCACAGAATTTGCAGAATCAGCGACGCCCACAAGTGAGCAACAAATCATGCGAATTTCTAGGCGTGTCTTTGGATAAGCGGAAGAATTTGTGGGTCGCTCAGATTCAAGTGAACCGCAAGGGCATATATATCGGTCGATTCAAGACTGCTGAAGAAGCGCACGCAGCATATGTGCAAAAGAAGCGTGAGCTTCATCCAACATGTACGTTCTAAAGGCGCACATGACATTCCGCCGCACCCGCTGCCCACACTGCAAGGGAAAGATGGAGCAGGGCGTCCGCATCCACCCTGAGTGCATCGACGCCTACGCCGAAGCCGAGGAAGCCAAGGCCAAGCGCAAGGCAGAGAAGCAGGCTCGCGCCGCCGCCAGGGTGGAGAAGGCAGAGGACCGCCGCCGCAAGGAGGCGCTAAAAACCATCGCGGAACTGATCGCAGACGCCCAGGTGGCCTTCAACGCATTCATCCGAGAGCGCGACAAGGACAAGGGCTGCTTTGTCTGTGGCCGCCCCTTCACCGACAAGCCTGGCCAAGTTCAGCACGCTGGTCACGTCCGCAGCCGGGGCGCCGCTGGGCACTTGCGCTTCAACGAAGACAACTGCATGGGCGAATGTGAGGGCTGCAACGGGCCGCATGGTGCCAAGCCGCACCAGATCAAGGCCGGGGCCATAGCCAGGATCGGACAGGAGCGCTTCGACGCCCTGGAGAACGACAACACCCCGCACAAGTGGCAGCGAGAAGAACTGATCGCCATCAAGGCCACCTACAAGGCAAAGCTCAAGGAATTGAAGAAGTGACCCAGCGCAACAACCTTGGCGCCCACACCATCGCCATCCTCACCACCCTGGAAGAACGGGGCACTTGCACAGCCCGCCAGGTCACAGACGCTACGGGCTTGGAGTACGACACCGCCCGCCAGTACCTGCGCCGCTGCGCATTCCGTGGGCTGGTGACGGTGGATCACGTTGGCCGCGTGCCTGTCTACACGGTCAAGCCCACATGGCGCGAGCGGCTGGAGCCGAAGAAACCCCCAGCCAAGCCGAAGCCGGAAACCACGGTGGCAAAGGCAATCGCCCGCGCTCCGGCTCTGCACACGATTTGGATGAACTGAAAGGTACAGCATGAGCCACGCAAAGAACGAACGAATCGCCGCCAGCCTGCGCTGTTTGGCCGACAAGATTGAGCAGTCGCAGGATGAATATCACAGCAAATTCCACGCACACGGAGGCATCCCGAAGTCCGCCACCGTGTATTGCGTGGACGCATCAGGGGTGCCGGTTGACTTCTACCCGGTGTGCTACTCGCTGTTGATCGGCCACGAAGGGTTCATCCGCTCGATGGCAGTGGTGGAAGCACCGAACAGAAACTGAAAGGAACCCATGCTCAATGACGAAATCCGCACAGTAGAAGAGTCCTACACCAGCGCCACCGCAAGCAGCAACCTGCGCTGCGAAGCTGACCGCCGCACGGATGTGGATGTTCTGATCGCAGCGGGCTGCACCCCCGGCATTCTGGGTGCCGCCTTGATGCGTCTGCACAGCGAGTGGGACGGCTCGGAGCGCATGCGCCCCGCAGTCGCGGCTGATTTCGTGAGTACAGCCAGGCAACGCCCAGCCGACAGCCGCAAGCCGGTTCAAACCACTGCTGCACTGCTGGCCGCAGCGCAGAAGATGGCACACGACCACAACACCCAACAGGCAAAACTGCTGATGGGCAACTTGAAGACTATGCCCCGCGTGGTTGGGATCCTGGCTGAATGGGCGGTCATGCGCGCATTTCCAGACCCTCATGCGATGGCCCAGGCTGCCGTGGCGTTCTGGCTGGATAGCAACTGCCACTCATGCCATGGGCGAGGAAACGAGGTAATCCCCGGAACCCCGTCGCTCGGGCGCAAGTGCAAGGCCTGCAACGGGACCGGCAAACGCAAGGAGCCCAGGGGCGAGGCTGGGCGGCTGATGCTGTCGCTGATGGAGGACAGCGTGACCCGTGCTAGAACAAGCATGAAAAAAAGATTGCACAAACAGCCAAATGTGTGATAATGCAGCCGTCGATTGCACAGCCTGCTGAGGCTGTCGCGCGCGAATCTCTGCTGAATACCTGATGTGTAGCCCGTAGCAGCATCAGACGCATCTAGCAGGATTGGTGTCTTCAAAATTTCAAAGCCGCACGGTTCATGCCCTGCGGCTTTTTCGTTTGCCGCCTCTGCTCTGCAGATACAACACCCGCAAGGGAAAGCCAAGCGAGAGCTTGCAGGTGATACCAGGTCGCGGGCCGCTGCACACCCATAGCAGGACACGTTCCACTAGGCAGCGCGCCCGCACTTATTCGAACCCCATTCATCCCGGACACGGAACGGGAGCGCCAGGGGCAAGTGGCGCTGTATCTCCTGCGGATGCACATCCGTTATCCGTAGAGGTGCGAACGGCAACCACCAGCGCGAAAGCGTAGCCCGATGGTGGCTTGATAGGGGGATGGGATGGCATACGACAACAACGACGGGCGGATACGCGGCAGAAAGCTGCAGGCCGCACGATTGCGGATATGGAGCAACAACCCCCACTGCGCACGCTGCGGCAAGCTGGTCGCCTTCCCTGGTGGCTTTGAGCTGGATCACATCACCGCGCTGCATAAGGATGGAAGCACCAACGACGACGACAACATGCAGGTGTTGTGTGTCGATCGCACTGAGGGCGGCGTGAAGACAGGCTGCCACATCGACAAGACAGCGGAAGACATGGGCTACACCAAGCGGGCGCAGTTCGATGCAACTGGCCGCGTTGTGTGGTGAAGGGGGGCGGGTCAAAAGTCTGGGGCGATCCGGCTGGAAACCGCCCTGTTCCCTTCGATTTAACGCTAACGCACAACTCGCCGCCAAAAGTGGCATGGATAGGACATGGCACCCAGACGAAACCGCGCTGATTCCGCCGCCAGCGCTGTGAAGGCCATGGTAAACGCGGCAAAGGACACCATTGCAGTGCCGTCGCATGTGAAGTTGCGCCCTGGCGATGAGGTGTTTTGGGAAGGTGTCGTGCGCGCACGCGCGAGGGACGAGTGGACTGAGACTGATTTGGTAGTTGCTGGGCAGCTTGCCAGGTGCTTGCATGACATCGAGGATGAGCAGGCTGCGTTGGACGTGGAAGGTACGGTCATCAAGAACGACAAGGGCACGCCGGTGGTGAATCCTCGCGTGTCCGTGTTGGAACAGTTTGCCCGCCGCGAGATGGCTTTGATGCGCACCCTCCGCATGGGTGGCCGGGTGGCAGGCGCAGCCCGCGACCTTGGCCCAGCCCGCCAGATTGAGCGTCAGTCTCGGAAGTTGCGCGAGGAACTGGAAGACGACGAACTGCTTGCGTGATGGCTACCGCGAAGAAACCGCGCACACGCGGCGAGAAGGTCTGCGCGTTCATTGAGAAATATTGCCTGGCGCCAGAGGGCGACCACATCGGCAAGCCTATCGTGCTGCAGCCGTTTCAGCGCAAGTTCGTGCTGGAGCTTTACGACAACCCAGTCGGGACGCACACAGCCATCTTGAGCATTGGACGCAAGAACGGCAAAACGGCGCTGATTGCTTGCCTGCTGTTAGCCCACTTGTGCGGTCCCGAGGCGGTGCAAAACAGCCAGATCGTGTCGGGCGCGCAATCCAAAGAGCAGGCCGCAGTCGTGTTCGAGTTGGCCCGCAAGATCGTGGAGTTTGAGGGTTCCAAGCTGACCAGCCTTGTGCGGGTCCAGCCCAGCGGAAAGCGGCTCATTGGGCTGCGCAAGAACGTCACGTACAAGGCGCTGAGCGCAGAGGGCAAGACTGCCCACGGCCTGAGCCCGATTCTTGCCATCTTGGATGAGGTGGGGCAAGTGGTCGGCCCGAGTGACAAGTTTGTGAGCGCAATCACTAGCGCGCAGGGTGCGTACAGCAACCCGCTGCTGATTGCGATTTCGACTCAGGCCCCATCTGACTCGGATCTGTTGAGTACGTGGATTGACGCGCAGAAGAACGCTCCAGACCCGCGCGTTGTGTGCCATGTTTACTCCGCGCCGCCAGACTGCGAAATTGACGACCGGAAGGCCTGGGCAGCAGCAAATCCCGCCATGGGCAAGTTCCGTAGCATTGCGGACATCGAGAAGCAGTGCAAGCAAGCGCAGGAACTGCCCGCCAACGAGCCAGAGTTCAAGAACCTGGTGCTCAACATGCGGGTGGATGCCACGGCACCCTTCGTTACCGGCTCTGTGTGGAAGGCCAACGGCGCAGAGTGCGGGCCTATCGAGCGCAAGAAGGTGTGGGGCGGGCTGGATCTGTCCAGCGTCAATGACTTGACCTCCTTGGAATTGGTGGCCGAAGACGGTGGCGTGCATTCTGAGTTCTGGCTGCCCGAGTTTGGGTTGAAGGAAAAGAGCCGCAAGGACCGTGTGCCCTATGACCTGTGGGCGAAACAAGGGCTGCTCAACACGACGCCAGGCCGTGCCATTGAATACGAGTACATCGCGGAGTTCCTGCGCGGTGTTTTTGATCGGTGCGACGTGCAAGCAATGGCATTTGACCGATACAACATGGTTCACCTTCGCCCCTGGCTGGTAAAGGCAGGGTTTTCCGAGGATGAACTGGAGAAGTTCGTAGCGTTCGGGCAGGGTACGGCATCAATGACGCCAGCCCTACGCGAGCTGGAGGTGAAATTGCTGGCTGGCAAGCTGCGCCACGGCAACCACCCGATTCTGGAAATGTGCGCCAAGAATGCCACCGTTATCGGTGACTCTGGAGCGCGCAAGTTCGACAAGCGCAAGCAGACCCGCCGCATTGACGGCATGGTCGCCCTTGCAATGGCAGTTGGCGTAATGCCGCAGGCTGTGGAAGACACGGCCATAACACAAGGCTTTGTAGCACTCTGATGAGCATCTTTTCTAAATTGGCTGACTTGTTCAAGTCGGGCCAGGGAGAGGTGCGCCCGGAAAAAGCCACCAGCGTGCAGAACGTCACCTACAGCCAAGACATCCTAGATGCATTCGGTGTTACCGCCGCGTCTGCCGGTGTGAGCGTGACGCCGCTGTCTGCGCAGCGGGTAGCCGCGGTGTCGGCCTGCCGCCAGAAAATCGCCGGGTCCATCTCCACACTCCGGCTCGATGTGCTTCGGATCACCGATGACACCGAGGTCAAACTCCCGCGCGATTCCCTGTGGTACTTGCTGAACGAGCAGCCGCACAGCCAATTCACAGCGACGAGCCACTGGGATAACAAGGTGTCCGAGCAGCTGTTGCGCGGTGACGGTTTCACATGGATTCGCCGCCGACCGAATGGCAGCATTGCCGAGCTGTTCCCGCTGCCGTGGAGTGCCGTGCAGCCCTGGCGCATGCCTGACGGCTCCATCCGTTACTACATCATCCTGCCCGACTTCGGCATTACGACATGGCTGGAACCTTCGGAAGTCCTGCACTTCCCAGGTCACGGCTTTGACGGTCTGCGCTCCATGAGTGTGATCGCCTACGGCGCGCAAAACGCCATCGGCAACGCCCTGGCGATGGACGACTACAGCGGCAAATTCTTCGCCAACGGCGCCCATCCATCGATCATCCTCAAGACCGACAAGGCCATGACGGAGACGCAGAAGAATGAGCTGCGCGCCGCATTCGTCGCCAAGTATTCCGGCGCAAACAACGCACACAAGCACCCGTTGGTGCTTACCGAGGGGCTGGCAGCTCAGGAAATCAGCCTGTCCGCAGAGGATGCCCAGTTGCTGGAGGCGCGCAAGTTCCAAGTGGTGGACATCGCCCGCGCCTTCGGCGTCCCACCGCACATGATCGGCGAAACCACCGGTTCTTCCGCCGTGGGTGCTGGGTATGAGCAGCAGGCCCGCGACTTTGTGATGCACACCCTGCGCCTGCACTTGAAGCGGCTAGAGCAGGAGCTGAACCGGAAGCTGTTCCCGCGCGACACCGGAAAGTTCGTGCGCTTCGACCTGTCCGACCTGATCGAAGGCGATGCCAAGGCCCAGGCCGAATACAACCGCGCCGCGCTGGGCGGGCCGGGTACTGGCCAGGGCTGGCTTACCGTCAATGAGGTGCGCAAGACCAAGGGATTGCCACCCGTGGAAGGCGGCGATGTGATCTTTGACCCCAGCAAGCCGCAAGCAACACCACAGCCTGAAGGGGCGACACCATGAACAAGCTATTTCGACTGATCGTTGACAACAAGGCCGACAAGCCGCGCCCGTTCAACCTCGCCAAGAATGGCGACACGGCCAGCCTCTATATCTATGACGTCATCAGCGCTGATTGGGGTGTTTCGGCCCTGTCGGTGATCGACGCCATCAACCAGGCAGGCGATGCAAAGACCCTGAACATTCACATCAATTCGCCTGGTGGTGATGTATTCGAGGGCCGGGCAATCATGGCCGCAATCGCAGCGTTCCGGGGCAAGACCATCGCCAAGATTGACAGCCTGTGCGCGTCTGCTGCGACCAGCATCGCCCTGGCCTGCAACGAGATTGAGATGGCTGATGGAGCGTTCTTCATGATCCACAACGCCAGCGGAATGGCGTGGGGAGACAAGACAGCGTTGCGCGAAACCGCGAATGTACTGGAGAAGATCGAAGGCGCCATTGTCAACGACTACACGACTCGAACCGGCAAAGATGAGAAGGAAATCCGCGACTTGATGGATGCGGAAACCTGGTTCACCGCTAACGAGGCCCTCGAATTCGGCTTCGTTGACCGCATCGTTGAGAAGTCCACCGCAGCCAAAAACACCTGGAACCTATCTGCCTTCGCCCGGGCGCCGCAGAACCTTCAGGTGGCAAATGTCGAAGCCGAACTGAGCGACAAAGAAGCGGCATTCCTGCAGGACATGATCCCTCACCACGAAATGGCCATAGAGATGGCGCGCGCAATTCTCCCCAACGCCGCCAGCGAAAAGGTGCGCGGCTTGGCGGAAGCCATCATTGCCGCGCAGGCTGGAGAGATCGCGCTGATCGAAACATGGCTGGCGGATATCGCGGCGCCTGAAAACAAGAAGAAGCCGATGAAGCCGATGAAGATGCAGACCGACAACACCGCAACCAGACAGAACAAAGAACCCCCCGAGGCGGGTTTTTTTATGTCCGCAGCAAACGCCAACCGCCTGCGACTTGCCCAGATTGCATAGCGCTTCTCGCGCAGCAAACCGCTAGGGCCGGATGCCCTGACCAACCCGCCATCGAGCGGGTTTTTTCATTTTGAAAGGGTCACCATGACCGAAATCACCGCACTGCGCGAGAAGATTGCCGACCTCGCAAAAACCGCAAACCACCAGCTGGCCGAAAAGGGCTCGCAGACCTGGACGAAGGAAGAACAAGCCTCGTTCGACAACATCGCCGATGAGATCGAGCGCACGCAAGCGCAGATCAAGAGCATCGAGCGCATGCGCAACCTGGACGCCGAGAAGTTCTTCGAGAACGCGGCACACCAGGGCGGCAAGAAGGGCGCCGACGACACCATCGACGCCGTGACTGCTGTTGCGCTGTACCTGCGCCATGGCAACAACGTGACCGCCGAGCAAGCCGTGGCCATCCGTAACGCCATGAGCACCACGACCCCGGCAGAAGGCGGCTACACCGTACCCGCCGAGATCGCCGCGATGGTGGTGGACTCGCTCAAGGCCTTTGGCGGTATGCGCGAAGTCTCCCAGGTCATCACGACCGCTGGCGGCAACGCCCTGAACTGGCCCACCAGCGACGGCACTGCTGAAGTCGGCGAAATCGTGGCGGAAAACGCCGCTGCTACGGGTGCTGACATCACCTTCGGCACGGTGGCTGTGAACCCCTACAAGTACAGCTCCAAGAAGATCGCCCTGCCTGTCGAGCTGATCCAAGACAGCGCCATCGACGTGGTGCAGTTCGTGGTCAACCGCCTGGCACAGCGTCTGGGCCGCATCACGAACCAGCACTACACGATCGGCACCGGCTCCAGCCAGCCGTTCGGCGTGATGGCTCGCGCCACGACCGGTAAGACCGGCACCACCGGCCAGACGCTGACGGTGATCTATGACGACCTGATCGACCTGATCCACAGCGTGAACAGCGCCTACCGCTCGCGCGGCGCCCGCTTCATGCTGCGCGACACGTCCGTGGCCGTCATCCGCAAGCTGAAGGACACCTCGGGCCGTCCCATCTGGAACCCCGGCGACAACGAAAGCATCAGCGGCGGCACGCCTTCCACCATCTGCGGCTATCCCTACACCGTGAACGATGACGTGGCAGCCATGGCCGCCAACGCAAAGTCCATCGCCTTCGGTGACTTCTCGCAGTTCGTCATTCGTGACGTTGCAGGTTCCACCAGCCTGCGCCGCTTCGATGACTCCGCCTTCGCGCTGAACGGCCAAGTCGGTTTCTGCGGCTGGATGCGTACCGGCTCCAACCTGCTCGACACAGCAGCAGTCAAATGTTATGTAAATAGCGCTAGCTGAAACGTAAACCTTTACAGTAAAATTGGCGGCATCTCACAAAGGTGCCGCCAATATGAAAACTGGAAAGAGTTGCAACCGCTGCGGCGTTGCTCTGGTGTTTGGGGAGAACTGGACCGAAGGCATGGCGAAGTCAAATTCGTACATGTGTCGCTCCTGCAACTCGGCCAAAGGCAAGGCGCACTACGCGCTCAACGCACAAAAGCAACTGGACAAGCAACGCGAGCGATTGAAGACAGCAGATGGCGCTGTTAAGCGAGCGAACTACAGCAGCAAGTTTTACGCAGAGCACAAAGACCGCTGGGAAGGCTATCGAGCTACACAGAGGGCAAAAGAGAACTCGGATGCGTGGGTTCGGTCGGGCCGAATGCTGGCGTGGATACGAATCCGCGCCGCTAGGAAGGGGCTAGAGTTTGATCTGACCCGGGAGTGGATTGCTGACGCACTCATTCGCGGCGAATGCAGCGTTACCGGGATCAAGTTAGATCTTGGCCGCGAAGCAAACTTCAGGTTTCACCCCTGGAGCCCTTCGGTTGACCGGATGGACTGCAAGAAGGGCTATACGCAGGACAACTGCCGAATAGTCTGCTGGATCTACAACATGGCGAAGTCCGAGTGGTCGGACGAGATCGTGACAACTTTCGCGAAAGCGCTCGCCGCAAGGCAATAAACAACTCAGTCCCAAGCAAAAGCCGCCCGGTTCGCCTGGCGGCTTTTTCATTGCGATTCCACAAGGAACAACCATGGCAACCAAGAAGCAAACCGGCGCCACCAAGGTGCGCGTGCTGGTCGAAGGTGCGTTCGGCAAGCCTGATGACGTGATCGAGCTGGAAGGCGAAGAACTTGCCCAGGCACTGGCATCCGGCCAGGTTGACGCGAACCCCGAAGCCGTCGCCTACGCTGAAAGCCTGTAATGAGCTTTGTGACGTTGGCCGAGGCCAAGCTCCATCTGCGCGCTACCGATGGCACCGATGAAGACGCCCTGATCGGCCTCTACATCAACGCCGCCGAGCAAGCCGCCATCAAGGCGATGGATCGTGGCGTCTATGCCGACAACACGGCATTGCAGGCTGCGATGACTGCCGCACCGGCTGCGCTCACAGCCGCCACCGCAGCCAAAGAGGCCGCCGTCGCCGCTGTGGAAGCATTGACCGACGCAGACGAAAAAGCCGCAGCCCTGCAGGCCGCAGAAAAGGCCTACATGCGCGCTCTGGTGGCTTACCGGCAAGTATTCGATGGCATCGTCGTCAACGACCAGATCAAGGCCGCCGTGCTGCTGACCGTAGGCCATCTGTACGCCAATCGCGAAGATGCTGTGGTGGGCGCGTCGGTGTCCGCGCTGCCCAACGGCGCTGACCACTTGCTGCAGCCGTTCAAGGTGTACGCCTGATGCAAGCCGGACGCCTCAACCGCCGCTGCACTCTGCAGGCCCCCGGCACGACGCAGGACGAGCTAGGCCAGCCCATCCCTGGCTGGACTGATGTTGCGACGCTGTGGGGCGATGTTCGGCTGCGTAGCGGCTTGGAAAGCGTGAAGGCTGGCGCAGTTGTTTCGACGGTGCAAGCCAGTGTGCGAATCAGATACCGCACGGGCATCAACGCTGGCATGCGCGTGCTGGTGGACTCCGTGCCGTATGAGGTTTTAGCTGTCCAGCCCGACGTTGGCGGGCGGGAGTACGTGGACTTGGTTTGCCAGGTGGTGAGCTGACATGGGCATGGCTGTACGCATGAACGTCGCGGCCTTCAAAGAGGGTTTGCGCGCCAAGGTGGACAAGCTCCATGCCGCCACCCGCCCGGCGGCACAGGCAGGCGCCCAGATCATCTATGAGCGCGCCCGCCTTGAAGCCCCCGTATCGGCTGACAGCCATTACTTCTACATCCGGGGCAAGAAGTACGGGCCATATGCACCCGGCACGCTGCGGGACAGCATCTATCAGGTGTTCAGCAAGGACAACAGCTTCAAGGACGTGAGCACGTATCACATCAGCTTTAACAAGAGCGAAGCCCCGTACGGGTTCATCGTCCACAACGGCACCAGCCGCACCGCCGCCCATCCGTTCATCAGCAAGGCGGTGGTCGAAACCCGCACACAAGTTCGGGCGGCCATCAAGGCGCGCTATCTGGAAGAGGTCAATAAATGAGCATGGAAAGCGACCTCAACACGCTGCTGAAAACCATTTGCCCGCGCACGTTCCCGGACGTGGCGGACATTGGGACGGCGCCTCCGTTCATCGCCTGGCAGTTGCTGGGTGGCGAGTCGGTCCGCGCGCTGGACAACACCGCACTGGACAAGCGCAACAGCTATCTGCAGGTGTCGGTTTACAGCACGACCCGTCTGGAGTCGCTGAACAAGATTCGCGCCGCAGAAGAGGCGATGTGCGCAAGCACTGAATTTACCTGCATCCCCATGGGCGAGCCGCTGGCTACCTATGAACCAGACACAAAGCTATACGGCGCAATTCAGCGCTTTTCTATCTGGGCCGCCAGATAGCCAACTGATCTAGGCGAAAGCCAACCAAGCAAGCCCCTCTCGGGAAACCGGGCGGGGCTTTTTCTTGCCCCTTGTGGGCGCAACCAAGACCCGCCCCGAGCGGGTTTTTTCATTTCTGAAAGGCCCACAAAATGGCACTGTATTTCCCTGAAGGCTCTAGCCAACAGTTCTCGCAAACCTTTGCGTCTGCCAAGAACATCACCGCCCTGTCCAATGCAAATCCTGCGGTGGCCACCAGTGTTGCCCACGGCTACACGACTGGCGATGAAATCCTGATCACTTCCGGCTGGGAAGATGTGACCGATACCGTGGTCAAGATCACCGTGCTGACGGCTGACACGTTCAGCCTCACTGGTATCGACACCACGAACACCGGTTTCTATCCGGTTGGCACCGGAACCGGCACCGCCCAAAAGATCAGCGGCTGGACCGCCATTCCGCAGGTGCTGACGATCAGCGGGTCGGGTGGTGATGCGCGCTTCACCGATGTGCAACTGCTGGCGCGCCGCAACAGCCTCCGCATCCCCACTGGCTTCAACGCAACCAGTATCACGCTGTCCCTGGCGCACGACCCCAACCAGGCGAACTACCAGACCATGCTGGGTATCTCGCGCAACCTGTCCAAGGTGGCCTTCAAACAGGTCATCTCTGGCGGCGCCGTGACCTACGGCTACGGCTACCTCAACGTGTCCGAAATGCCAAAGCTCAACAGCAACCAGGTCAACACCGTTGACGCGGCGATGACGGTCATCGGCCGCTCGCTCACGTACTGATCCACGGCGAAAGCCACCCCAGCACCTACGCATCCATGTTCTTCCTTTCGCAGAGGGAGGCATGGGTGCGCAAGGGCATTTTTTAACCTCTGCGAAAGAACCATCATGGCAAAAATCACCCTCGGGAAAAAGCCCAAGAACTTCAAGAAAACCATCTCCGTGCAGATGCTGGACGGCACCACAGGAACCGTGGAATGCGTTTTCAAGTACCGCACCAAGAAGGAATACGGCGAGTTCATTGACGGCATCACCGAAGCCGCCCGCGCCTCTGAGAAGGCCAAGGAAACCACCAAGGCAGAAGGTGTCGAGGACAAGCCTTTTAGCCTGGCTGAGTACCTGGACAACTCGGTAGACGCTGGCGCGGATTACATCCTGCAGATTCTGGAAGGCTGGAATCTGGACGTAGAGCTGTCCAAGGAATCACTGGAAGACCTGGGCAACGAGTTCCCGGGAGCTACTGCCGCCATCATCGAAACCTACCGCACTGCGGTACTTGAAGGCCGCCTGGGAAACTGAAAGCGGCTGGGGCTGCGCTCTATGCCCGTGAAGAGGATGTTTCTGGAAATCCCTTCCTTGCAGCCCTGGCCGCGCGTCAAGAGGATAAGTGCATAGAGGTTTGGCCCGAAAACTGGGTGGTCTTCGATATGTTCTGCACGCTGCAAACGCAGTGGAGCGTAGGAATGGGCGGGGCCACCGGTCTCAGGTACGAGGCGGCGTACCCACTCATCGACAGATCTGCAAAAACAGAAGAAGAGTGGAGCGAAATGTTTGAGGATCTTCGCGTCCTTGAAATGGCCGCCCTCAAGCAAATGAGCGAGAACCGGGCTGAGTAGTACCATGGCGCCTTCAATATGGAGGTGCCATGGTCCGCGTTCTCGCTCTTGTTCTGGCTGGTGTTCTTGCCCTTCCTGTCGTCGCGCAGGATAAGGGCTATTCGGCTCTGGTATCGAAGGCCAAGAAAACTATCGCAAGGGACCTGAAAGACCCAGACAGTGCCAAATTCCGGGATGTCGGAATTTACAAATCCACCACAGGGAAAGGTGGCGTAACTGTCTGCGGCGAGGTGAACGCGAAGAACGCCTATGGCGCGTATGTTGGTTACCGGAAGTTCTACGTCTATGAGGACATGGGATATATCGATGGGCCCGACGAGAGTGGCGGCTATTTGCCTGCCGGTCCTTGGCTGTGTCATGAGTTAGTTCAACGCGTTAAATAGCAACGCATCAAATAAGCAAGCCACCTTCGGGTGGCTTTTTTCATTTCTGGGCTCGCCATTTGGCGGGCCTTTTTCATTTGGGCACCCATGGCATCTGATCTCAACATCCAGGCCGACGTAGTCGTCAACTCGGAACAGGCTGAAAGCGCCTTCAACCGGGTTGGCGACAAGGCCACGCAGATGGCCAACGAGGTTGCCACGTCTGCGACCAAGGCAGGCCAGGCCGTTGACAAGATCGGCGACGGAGCGGGCGCCAGTGCGGAAAAGTTCACCCGCGCAGAAAGCCGCATTTCGGCATCTATCAAGCGCGCCACGACCGAGCTGGAATTGCTGGGCAAGACGGCTTCGCAGCGCCTTGAGTTCAACATCAGCGACAAGGGCCTGGACGCGGCCAAGTTTGAGCCAGCCCTGAAAAAGCTGCGCGAGCTGGAGGCCCAGGCGCTGCAGGCGCAGCGTGCTGCATCTGGATCGCTGGACAAGATGGGTATCAGCGCAGCCCAGACCGCTGCCGCGCTGCGTGGCGTGCCCGCGCAGTTCACCGACATCATCACCAGCCTGCAAGGTGGGCAAGCCCCGCTCACCGTGTTCTTGCAGCAGGGCGGGCAGTTGAAGGATATGTTTGGCGGGGCTGGTGCGGCTGCACGCGCTCTGGGTGGGTACGTGCTGGGCCTGGTGAACCCGTTCACGCTGGCTGCTGTTGCTGTGGGCGGTCTTGGGCTCGCATATGCAGCTGGCAGCAAAGAGGCTGACGGCTATCGCCAAGCAATCGTTCTCACTGGCAACGCTGCGGGCCTGACCATTGGGCAGATGCAGCAAATGGCGCAGCAGATCGGCGTCGTGACCGGTTCGCAGCGCGAGGCAGCCGGTGCGCTCGCAACTTTTGCCACATCCGGGAAGGTGGGCGCCGACAACCTGCGCCAGTTCACGCAAGCCGCGATTGAATTTGCGCGAGTTACTGGGCAGTCCGTGGATGACGTGGCGAAGAACTTTGCGGACCTAGCGAACGACCCATTGAAGGCGACGCTGAAGCTCAATGACTCAATGAACTTCCTGACGGAATCGATCTTTCGTCAGATTCAAAGTCTGCAGGAGCAAGGACGCGAGACTGAAGCCGCAAACGTTGCCCAGCGCGCCTACGCAGACACCCTGAACGAGCGCAAAGACGAAATCATCCGCAATCTTGGGTCCATTGAAAAAGCATGGGCGGCCATCAAGAAAGAGGCCGGTTTCGCCATGGATGCGTTTCTGGACATTGGCCGTGTTTCCACGCTGGAGACGCGACTGCAGAAGGCCCAGAACGCACTTCAGTCGTACCAGAACACATTGCCAGGCCGACGCACAACCGCTCAAGTCGCAGCCGTGCAGGAATACGGTGGAGTTGAAGGATTGCAGCGTGAGATTGCTGGCCTGCAAGACCTGATCGAAAACCAGCGTAAGTCGGCGCAGATGGAGCGTGATCGCGCTGCCGCCGTGAAGGCTTCTGGAGATCTGGCCCAGGGCGCGCTCAAGTACGAAACAGACTTGGAAAAGCAGCGCCGCGAAGTGTTGCGCGCCACGCAGCAGTTCGAAACCGCGCTGACGAACCAGAACCTGACCACAGAGCAGCGAAACAAGCTTGAGGCGGATTACATCAAGCTGGTGAGCGGAGTGACCGCTGTCAAGGAAAAGAGCGGGCGCAGCAGCACCGCCGCCGAGAACAAAGAGCTGCGTGAGCGCCAGCGCATCTATGCCGAATTGGCAGGCGTTTCCAGCACCTACTACAACGACTTGGCAGCAGCGCAAGCACAGCGGGCCAAGGGCAACCTGAGCGAAGCAGAGTACGTCAAGTACGTGGAAGCGCTGATCCAGAAGCAACCCTTTGCCGTTGCCCTCGCAAAAGAGCAGGCAGACGCGACCAAGGCGCAGGCCAAGGCATCCGAAGAGGCGGCAAAGGCCCACCTGAAATACGTGGAGAGCTTCGCCAAGGGCGCCAATGCCGCCCAGCAGCAAGCCGACCAACTGCGCACCGAAGAAGCCGCCGCCGCGATTGCTGCAAGCGGTTACTACTCGCTGGCCCAGGCAATCGAACTGGTGACCATCGCCCGCCTTGAGGAAAAGCGCGACGGCCTGATGGGCAATGAGGATGCCTATCTTGCTGTGCAAAAAGAAATCGACGCGCGCAAGGAGTTGGTGGGCCTTATCGGCGCCAAGGAGGCCCGCAAGGCCGCCGAAGATTCCGCCAAGGACGCGGCCCGCGAGTGGGAGCGTGCAGCAGCGGACATCAACCGCAGTCTTACCGATGCCCTGCTGCGCGGCTTCGAATCGGGCAAGGGCTTCGCCAAGAACCTGCGCGACACCGTCAAGAACATGTTCTCGACGCTGGTGCTGCGGCCTGTTGTGAGCGCCTTCGTGAATCCCGTAGCGGGCGCTGTCAATTCAGCCCTGTATGGTGGGACTGCATCCGGCATTTTGAGCGGTGTCAGTGGCGTTGCCAGTGGTGCCAATGTGCTGACCGGCCTGCAGGGAACCACCGGCATCCTTGGCAACATTGGATCGTTCCTGGGCACGAACACCGTTGCATCCAACGCAGCGCTGGCAAGCTCCATCGGGATTGATGCCGCTTCTGCTTCTGCCGCCGCAACCGGCGCCTCCGCTGCTGGTGGTGGTAGCGGCATCATGGGCGCGATCAACTCCATCCCCGGCTGGGGCTGGGCGCTTGCTGGCGTTGCGGTGCTTGGCAGCATGCTCAGCAAAAAGCAAACCCTGCACTCTGGTGCTGGCGCCATCTACAGCGCTGAAACTGGTTTGCAGGAAGGCGCTGGTATCTACAACCTGGGCACGTTCGGCATGGGCGACGTGCGCGAATACAACAAGGACGGCCAAGCCCTGGCCAGCGGCATTGCGTCGGGGCTTGGTTCTGCGTTGGATGGCATCGCCAAGGCTTTCGGCCAAAAGGCGGGCTACGAAGTGGCAACCGCGTTTGCCGACGACACAAGCAAAGACGGCGCATGGGGCGCGTTGCGCATCAGCCAGGGCGGCAAAGACCTGCTGAACTGGCAGGACACCCGCACCAGCCGCTGGGCACCCAAGGAGTTTGCCGACGGCGCTGAGGGCCAGGCCCAGTATCTGGCAGCCATTGCGAACGACACGCGCCAGGTGCTGCTGGATATGGACCTCCCCGAGTGGGCGGACACCATGCTGACCCGTTTGGGCGAGCTGTCCAACATGGATCAGTTGTCTGCTGCCGTGGCGCAGATCGCGCAGGCACAAACCGCATTTGAGGCTTTCGGGCAGTACATGCCCACCTTTGCAGGGCTGGCTGACTCTGCCATCGGCAAGCTGGTGGATGCATCGGGCGGCACGCAGACCCTGGCGGGCAACATGGCGACGTTTGTGGAGTTGTACACGACCGATGCAGAAAAGCTCGCCGTGTCCACCGAAAACGTGCGCACCGCCCTGGAAGCTTTGGGTATGGAAATGCCTGCTACCCGAGAAGAATTTGCGGCGCAGGTCAAGGCCAACATTGCCTTGGGCGATGCCGGGGCAAAAACAGTGGCTGGTTTGCTGGCCGTGTCTGGTGCATTTGCCAGCGTCACACAGGCAGCCGAGGCCGCAGCGCAGGCAGAGCGCGAGCGTGCATCCACCCTGCGCGGCTCTTTCGGCTCTCTGGCACAAAGCCTCGCCGACATGCGCGGCGGTGTCGCTGATGCTGACGCCCGCGTGGCAGCGTCCCGCATGGACATCTGGGCTGGCTACAACGACGCCCAGCAAAAGGTTATCGACCTCGAAAAGCAGGCCGCAGACGCAACGCGCAGCTTTGCGCAATCGCTGCGCGGCTTCGTGTCCGACCTCACCACCGGCCCGAACAGCGGGCTGGGGCTGGACGCCCGCTACCAGATGCTGGGCCAGCAGTTCAATGCCACCGCAGCCCGCGCGGGTGCTGGCGACCAGGGGGCGCGCGATGCCCTCACTGGAGTGGCTGGCGCATACCTCGACGTGGCCCGCGCAAACGCCCGCACCAGCGTGGAATACGCCCGCGACGCTGCCCGCGTCAGCATCCAGCTCAACAAACTGGCGACGGCGGCAGAGTCTGACCCGCTGGTCCAGAAGTACGACGCGCAAAACCTCACCCTGCAGCAGCAGATTGCCGACGCGCAAATCGACGTGGTGAAGTACCTGGCGCTGATGGAGGCCACCGGCACCAGCACCGACCTGGGCATTCAGACCGTTGACAAGACACTGGCCCAACTGCGCGACGAATACGTGGGAGCCACACAGGCGCAGGCAGCGGCCAATCTCAAGCTCGACGTGGCCCTGGCCGCACTCGATGCGCTCGGCCTCACCGAGGACCTGGTGAACGCCATCGCGGCCAACCAGACCAACAGCCTGAGCGCGGCGCTGAACATCACCGACGAAGCCCTGGCGTCCATCACTGGCGCCCTCGGCCTCACGCCAGAGAACGTCGCGGAGATCGGCCAGCAGTTCGGCACGGAAGTCGCCTTGCTGGTGGGCCAAGCCGCGACCGATCTCGCTGCGGCAATCGGTGGTGCCCTGGCATTCGACCCCGACAAGTTCGACGCCCTGCGCACCATCGTCGGGTACGACACCAGCTCTCCCAATTTCGAGGCCCTGCAGACCATATTGGGCTTTGATCTGGAGTCCGACAAGTTCCGCAGCTTGCAGACCATCCTTGGCATGTCGTCCGAGGCATCCGCGCAGGTGGATGCACTCATGGCAGGCATCGGCTTTGCGCCAGACGCTGCAGGCCGTGCCGACGCGCTGGCCGGTGGCATTGGGTTCACCGGGGCCGCAGTGGGGCAGCTTGACCTGATCGCGGGCGGGCTGGGCATCTCCGATGCACTGGTGCAAGGCATTGACCGCATTGCGGCGGGCGTGTCCTTCTCCGGCCCTGCGCAAGACCAGATCAACACCCTGGCCTCTGGCGTGTCCCTGTCGTCTACCGCATCTGCACAGGTCAATGGCCTGCTCAATGGCCTGACCCTGAGCCCTGCAGCCGCAGAGCAAGTCGGCGGGCTGCTGGACGGCCTGAAGCTCTCCGCAGTGGACCGCGTGACGATAGAGCGCATGCTGGGCGGCATCGGGTTCGACCCCGACACCGCCGACGCACTGCACGCTGGGCTCGGTTTGCAGCAGGGCCTGCTACCCATGCTTGGCACGGCGCTGGGCCTGTCTGCCGAAGCGCAAAAAGCCATCGGTGTTTTGTCCGGCATGGGCACCATTGACCAGACCGTGCGCAACGCCTACGCCATGGTGGGCCGCAGCGGCATCGGCACCGATGTGAGCCAGATAGATCAAGAGGGCTACGACTACTGGACAAAGAGCCTGGCAACTGGCGCGGTGAGCATGTCGGACTTCACCCAGCAGTTCTTGCAGTCCGCTGCCGGTGCGCCCGACGAAGCCCTGCGCGCGTACATCGCGCCCTACATGCGCAAGCTGGGTATTCCGGGGTTTGCGGTGGGCACCAACTACGTCCCGCAGGACATGCTGGCGCAGATCCACAAGGGCGAGGCCATCGTCCCCAAAGCCTACAACCCCGCAGCGGGCGGTGTGGGCAATGCCGACGTGGTGGCCGAACTGCGCCGCGTGAACGACCAGCTCGTCCGCGTGACGGCAGAGCTTGCCACCCATAAAGCAGAGCTGCAAGCCATCAAGGGCACCAGCAACAACACTTCCCGCGTGATGGCTGGCATCGAGAGCGGCGACATCGAAGTGGCAACCAAGGCGGCATAAATGCGAGTCATCCTCCCCGTCACCCCAACGCTCATCAGCAGCACCGTGCCCGAGCCCGATACGGGCGAGTCCGTCTACAACGCGGGCACTACCTACGGACTGGGCGCGCAGGTCATCAGCCCCAGCACGCACCGCGTCTACGAAAGCCTGCAGGCGGGCAACACGGGCAACGCGCTCCCGGTTCCTCCGCTGGACCGCAATGACTGGTGGCTGGAAGTCGGTGTCACCAACCGCTGGGCCAGCCTCGATTCGGCGCGCAACACGCAGTCGGTGGGCACATCGCCCATGGTCATCACCGTGGCGCCAGGCGCCCGCATCAACTCCGTGGCGTGCATGGGCCTGGAGGCGGACAGCCTGCGCATCGAGATGATCAACGACGGCGTGGTGGTGTACGACAAGTCGTTTGACCTCAAGCTGCGCCGCGTGCGCGATGGCTACGAATACTGCTTCAAGCCATTCGGCCTGCAGGCTTCGGTGCTGCAGTTCGACCTGCCCCCGTTCTTCGCCGCACAGGTCCGCGTCACGCTCACCCGCGCCACCGGCTCCGTCAAGCTCGGGTCGCTGGTGGTGGGCAATTACGTGTACATGGGCAAGATCGCCCCCGGTGCCGAGAACGACGCACTCAACTTCTCCACCGTGGACCGCGACCTGTACGGAACGGCCACCCTGCGACCACGCCGCACCCTGCCCACCACCAGCCAGACATGCCTGATCGAAAAGGCGTATGTCAACGACCTGCTCGACGCCCGCATCCGCCTGAACACGGTGCCCGCCGTGTGGTCCGGCCTGGATGACCAGGGCTCAAGCGACTGGTTTGAAGCCTTCCTGATCCTTGGCATCTACAAGGCGTTTTCCATCAACACCCAGTACAGCAGCACCCACGCACAGGTGTCCCTCAAATTGGAGGAAATCTAATGACCCCCGC